CCAATAATACAAGAGCTAGAAGATATAGTAGAAGAAGCGGAAATAAGATTAGATTGCTTGTACTATAAAGAAAGAGAAGTGCTATATGCATATTATGTGGAAAATAGAACTGCAGAAGATATAAGTCAGAATTTATATTTTAAATTATTTAGTAGAACATGCTCTCCGAGATACATAAGAATATTAATACAAGAAAGTACGGAAAAAATATTAAAATTGTAAAAAATTTCACTATATAGTTCCTATTTTTATAATAAATTATATAGTATAATACTATCAGTCAAAAAAGCAAATATGGCTGTCAAATTCTATCGAAGAGCAAGTAAATGATGAAAACTTGCTCTTTTTTGATATTCTAGGGTATCAAAAAATGTAATTCCAAAAAAACATGCTCCTATAAAATTAAGTGTGAGAGCAGCCTAGAATGTTCTCACATTAGAATTAAGAGGTAATAAATATGTCTGATGAAGATTTATATAATAAACATAAAATAGAAAGATGTTCAAAATGCAATCTAAATATCAACTGTGAAATACATATCACAGAAGATAGAAAAACGAGGTGCACATATGATGAGGTCAAAGAAAAAGAATCAAATGTGTTCAAAACATACGAGAAAGTGTAATGAATGTAATGTATATTCTTGTAAAAAAGCATTATTAAGGTTAGAAACAGATACAAGTGAAATTGAGAATAAACAAGCTGAAATAATAAAAAAACAATTACCAATAAAATGTCAAGGATGTAATTTGTATAGAATAACAGATTTGAAAAACAAAAAGGTCTATTGTGCATATATGATAAATGGTACTTGTATTTTGAAATAGAAAAGAGGAGAAAATATGCAAATTATATATAAAAAAATTGAAGAATTAAAACCATATAAAAATAATCCTAGAAAAAATGATGAGGCAGTTCCATATGTTGCAGAATCAATAAAACAATTTGGATTTAAAGTTCCAATAATCATAGATAAAAATAATGAAATAATTGCTGGACATACAAGATACAAAGCAAGTATTGAATTAAAGTTAAAAGAAGTACCATGTATAATTGCTGATGATCTAACTGAAGAACAAATAAAAGCATTTAGATTAGCTGATAATAAAGTAGCTGAAAAAGCAGAATGGGATATGGACCTATTAGAACTTGAATTACAAGATATAGTAGACATAGATATGGAAGATTTCGGATTCGCAATGGATATATCTGAAGATGAGAATCTAGAAGAGGATGATTACGAGGTTATACTTCCAGAAATCCCAAGAGCAAAATTAAGAGAAATATATTTATTAGGAAATCATAGATTGATGTGTGGAGATAGTACAAATCCAGCAGATGTTCAAAAATTAATGAATGGAGCAACTGCAGATTTAATACATACAGATCCACCATATAATGTAAACATAACAAATAGTGAAGGAATGTCAATTCAAAATGATAATATGGAAGAAAAAGCATTCCGAGAATTTATAAATAAGGCAATGAAAAATGCTGCAGATGTTTTAAGACCAGGTGGAGCATTTTATGTATGGCATGGAGATAATGAGAGCATAACATTTAGAGAAGCATTAAACAAAAATCAACTTTCAATACGTGAATGCTTAATATGGGTAAAAAACAACTTTAATCTAGGTAGACAAGATTATCAATGGATCCATGAGCCATGTCTTTATGGATGGAAAGATGGTGCTGCACATTATTTTATAAATGATAGAACACAAAGTACAGTATTTGAAGATAGCATAAATATAGACAAGATGAAAAAAGAAGAATTGAAAGAAATGCTAAAACAATTATTAAATAATCAAAATACAGAAGCGGTATCAGTAATTCATGAAGATAAACCTACAAAAAATGATTTACATCCTACAATGAAACCAATAAAACTATGTGGAAAATTAATTTGTAATAGTACAAGAGCAGAAGAAAATGTATTAGATTTATTTGGTGGAAGCGGAAGTACATTGATAGCATGTGAACAATTAAATAGAAAATGCTACATGATGGAATACGATCCTAAATATGTAGATGTAATTATAGATAGATGGGAACAATTAACAGGTCAAAAAGCAAAAAAATTAAGATAGGAGATAGAGAAAATGAAAGAATTAAATAAATTTCAAGATTTAATAGATATTTGCATAAAAGCAAAAGAATGTAATAGAGATGTGGCATTAGAATTAACAGTGCCAGGACAAAAAGATACAGAAATAATAATTGTACAAAATAGCAACATTGATTACAAATTGGATTATTATTGTAAAAACTATAATGAGAATCTAGAGCTTAATAAATGTAAAGATATTAAGATATTAAGAGCAGAGATAGTAATGTGGCAACCTATGTTAGCAGCATATAAAATCAATTTTAAATAAGGAGAAAAAACAAAATGAGATTATATAGTAATGAAATAGTATTTAGAGGCCATCCAGATAAAGTATGTGATCAAATCAGTGATGCAATATTAGATGCTTGTATGCAGCAAGATTCAAATAGTAGATGTGGAATAGAAGTTGCAGGTGGAAAAGGTAAAATATTTATAACAGGAGAAATAACAAGTAATGCAAATATAAATGTTGAAGAAATAGCTAAAAGAGTATTAAGAGATGTAGGATATTCAACAGATTATGAAATAATTGATAATATAGGAAAACAAAGTCCAGATATAGCACTTGGAACAAATAATGAAATAAATGGTGCTGGAGATAATGGAATGATGTTTGGATATGCATGTAATGATACTGAACAAATGCTACCAACAGCAATGGTAATATTACAAGAACTATCAAAGCAATATGATGAATTAAGAAAAAAAGATAATAGATTTCTAGCAGATGGAAAAGCTCAAATAACTGGAATGTATAATGCAGATGATAAATTAATTATAATTGAAAAGTTTACAGTATGCTATCAGAATACAGAAGAGGACAGAAACAATACAGATGAAATAATAAAAAATATGTGTATAGAAATAGCAAACAAATATGACATAAAAATAAAACAATTCTTAATAAATCCAACTGGAAGATTTAAATTAGGTGGATTTGAAGCTGACTCTGGATTAACAGGAAGAAAAATCGTAGTAGATAGTTATCAATCATTTGCTAACGTAGGTGGAGGAGCTTTCTCTGGTAAGGATCCTACAAAAGTAGATAGAAGCGGAGCTTATAAAGCAAGAGAAATAGCAAAAAGAATGTTAGAAAGATATAAAATAAAATGGTGTCTAGTGCAATTAAGTTATGCAATAGGAATTGAAGAGCCATTAGCAATATATATTAAAACAAATGATGGATACATAGAGCCAGGAAGTAGTATGTATGAAGAATGTAAATTAAAAAACATAATAAAAGATTTAAAACTAAAAGAAAAGAATTATGAGGCAACAGCAAGATATGGACATTTTGAATAAAAAGAAAAGAAGAAAAAGAAGAAAACATTATAACTGGGCTGAAGAAATAGCAAAAGGAAATACAGATAAGTTTTATCACTCAACAGATTTTGATATCTGGAGAGAAAAAGTATTGATAAGAGATAAAGGAGAATGTCAATTCTTTGCTGGTAAATGGGATGATGGAATACACAAACCATACACAATAAAACCAGTGCCAGCCAATACAGCTCATCATATAATACCAATAAAACAAAGACCAGACCTAGCACTAGATGTAAACAATGGAATAGCATTATCATTTGAAGCACACGAAATTATAGAAGAAAGAAGAAAGTATAGATTCAAAAAGAATAAAAAGATAATGACAAAGGAGCAATGGTAGGATGATTAAACTAGAACATTTAATCCAGGGATATAACTTCAATAAGATACCAGCAAAGATAGATCAAGAAATAAATAAAGCTGGAGAAAGAGCTGGAGTAATAAAATACAATGAAGATACAAATGGAAGTTACTTAATAGATGATGAAGGAATAGTAGTTGCAATAAACATATTTAGTAATTGTGTAGTAGAAAAAGATAAGACAATGGATCATCAATTAAAACATACAACACAAACAATATTAATAATACAAAAGACAATGGAACTACTAGGAAACATAAAACAAGAAGAGGCAAACAATATAATGAAACAGCTAGGAATGTTCTCTGGTCAGATAAAAGAAAAAGCAGTTCGCTTCTTAAATTATGTATATAAAATAGATGCAGCGAATGGTTTATTAATGTTTACAATGGTAGAAGAAGCGGAAGAATAGATATAATGGAAGCGGAACACTTACAACCGCAAGGAATTAAAATGCAAACACCCCCCATCAAATCCCAGAAGAAAATTAAGCTAAAGGGGAGCGGGGGTGGGGCCTCGACTGTTCCAAAATTTCGAAAAATGCTTTTTTAAGGGGGTGCAAAAATAGAGCAGATGGAAAATACTGAAAATAGCGAAATTGAGAAAGAAAAAATTATTGAAATTAGAACTGATTTAAAAGACCAATTAAAAGAGTTAAATAAATTCGGAAAATTTTACGATGATCTAGTAGAAGATTACATCCAAATGGTAAAAACAAAAGATGAATTAAAGCAAGATATAAAAGGTAAAGGCCTCCGATATAAAGTAAAAACAGGAAATGGATTCATGCAGGTAAAACCAAATGAAAGTATAGAAAAATTCATAAAAGTAAATAATCAAATGTTAAAAATATTAGAAACTCTTGGATTAAAAGCACCGCCTGAAAGCGACCCGGGTGATGATGATGGTTTATGTTGAAGAAATACAAGAATACTTGGATTATTATGAAAAAACACCAAACTTATTTAACAATAAAAGAAAATTGTTAATGGAGAATATTGTTAAACCTTTATTGAAAAGGGATGATATTTATTTTGATGAAGAAACATACCACAGATGTATAAGATATTGTGAAAGATGGTATTATAAATTATTTCCATATGAGAAATTCATTTATGCATTTGTTTTTATGTATAAAAATGATATACCTCTATTCCGTACTTTTGTAATAATAGAAGGAAGAGGAAATGGAAAAGATGGATTTATAATTCCATTAGTAAATTTTTTGCAAACAGAATATTATGGAGTAAAAAATTATAATATTGATATTGTTGCAACTTCTGAAGAACAGGCAAAAAATACATACAAAGTAACATATCAAATGCTAGAAAACAATAAAAAGAAATTCAAATCTTATTTTTACTGGAATAGAGAAGAATGTATCAACAAAAAAACAAAATCAACAATGAGGTTCAATACATCAAATGCTAAAACAAAAGATGGTAAGCAAGATGGTGCAATAGTATATAATGAGTATCATGCTTATGAAACAGATGAACAAATTAAGGTATTCCAGAGTGGTTTAGGAAAAATAAAACATCCTAGAATTTTTATTATTACAACAAATGGATATGTAAGAGGTGGACCGTTAGATGAATTGTTAGATGTATGTGAAGGTGTATTAAATGGAGAAAGTAATGAATTAAGATATTTTCCTTTTATTTGTGAAATAGATTCCGAAGAGGAAGCGGATAATCCAGAGATGTGGCATAAAGCAAATCCTAGTTTAGAATACATGCCGGTTTTACAGGATGCAATTAACCTTGATTATTTAGAAATGAAGAAATTCCCATCAAAAAGAGCAGAATTCATGACAAAAAGAATGAATTTCCCTCAAAGAAGTGAAGAAGAAACAGTTACTTCGTGGGAAAAAATATTAAAAGCATCATATAGTGATGTTAAAAAGAAAATTGAAAGAAAAGCAGTTAACCTGGAAGGTAAATCGGCAATTGTTGGTATAGACTTTGCATCATTAAACGATTTTGCATGTGCAGGTTTTCTATTTAAAATAAATGGAGAATATATATGGAGATCTAAAACTTGGATCTGTGCAAAAAGTAAATTTTTTAAAGACATAAAATTCCCATTTAATAATAAAGGACAACAAGGATTTAACGATTTTGAAGTAGTTTATACAGAAACGATTGATGCTAGAGAAATGATATCATGGATAATAGCAGAAATGCCTAAATATAATGTGAAAAAAATCGTAATGGATACATATAGATATAAATTATTAGAGCAGATATTCGTAGAAAAAGGAATAACAGTAGAATCAAAAGATGCACCATATGGTCTGGTAAGAATGATAAGATATCCAGCATCTATAGCAGCAATAGTTGCACCACGAATTGAAGCTGCATTCGCAGAAGAAAAAATAAATATTGGAGATAGTGCAATAATGAGATGGGCAATAAACAATACTTGTGTAAAAAATAGAAAAGATGGAAATAAAGCATATGAAAAAATAGAACCAAAATTAAGAAAAAATGATACATTTATGGCTTTTGTTGCTGCTATGAGTGTACAAGAATTACTAGAAGAAGTAATTATTTATGTATAGGAGGTGTGAAAAAATGATATTTGACAAGATTTTCAAAAATTCAAATGGAGAATATGTAAACATCTTTGATGCATTGTTTGGAAGTGGAGATTTTCAAAATTATATTTATACATTAGCAGAAGCACATGCTATTGATTTGATAGCAAAAACAATTTCAAAATGTGAAATACAAACGTTTGAATTAGTAAACAAAAAAGTACAAAAAAACAAAGGAAGCTTATACTGGACCTTAAACCTACAACCAAATCCTAACGAAACAGGAACTGCATTTATATATAAACTCATAACAAAGCTACTTACAGATAAAACATCGCTAGTGATAATAAATAAAACAGCAAAAAGAAATTTATTATATGTTGCAGATGAATACAAGGCATCAAATGATATTTTATACGGAAAGACATTTAATAATGTTATTGTTGCAGATGATGAAGGAAATACATTAAAACTAGATAAAACATATAATTCAAATAATACAATATATTTATCACTTAAAAATACAAATCTAAATACAGCAAGCGAGTCTTTCAAAACAAATAGTACAAAATTATTAAAAGCAGCTCAAAAAAGTTTTATAAATGCTAATACAAGTAAGTGGAGATTGAAGAATCCAGGTGGACAAGCAACCATGATGGATGCAGAAACCAAAAAAGAAATAAGCTATACAGATTATAAAAATAAACTTACAGATGGACTATTTAGTGAAGAAGATTCAATCATATTATTAGCAGAAATCTTTGATTTAATAAATTTGAACAAAGACGTAAAAAAAGAAATAAGTGATTATGAAAGCATAATAAATAGAATAGGAAATACAGTAGCACAAAAATGGAATATACCACTAGATGTATTCTATGGAAATAAAACAGAAAAATCGACTGGCTCAAATGATTTTATTACATTTGCTGTGGATCCATATTTTGAAATATTAGAGGATGGATTCAATACATCATTAGTAGGAAAAGAAAGCTACATAAATGGAGAATACATCAAATTTAATAGATTAAATATTGGATATAAAGATTTGATTGATAAATCAAGTGGCTGGGACAAACTTATTTCAAGTGGATTTAGTTTCAATCAATTATGTGAGTTATTAGGATTGCCTACTATAAATGAAGAGTGGGCTGATCAACATTATATAACTAAAAATTATGCAAATGCGAAAGGAGGTGCAGAGAATGAAGAATAAGTTCTATAGTCTTGAAAAGGCATCTGACACAGAAGCAAATCTATATATTTATGGAGATATTGTTACTTATAGATGGGATGATGAAGAAGTAAGTGCTAATAGCTTAAAGAATGAACTAGAAGAATTAGGAGATGTATCGAAAATCAATGTACATATTAATTCATCTGGTGGAAGTACATTCCAAGGATTAGCAATACATAATTTATTAAAACAACATAAGGCACAAATCAATGTTTATGTAGATGGTATTGCAGCTTCTTCAGCATCAATAATTGCAATGGCGGGTGATAAAGTATACATGCCAAGAACATCATTAATGATGATACATAACTGTTGGACATTAGCAATAGGAAATGCAGAAGAATTAAGAAAAACTGCAGATGATATGGACAAAATTGCAGAAGCATACAAAAGTGCTTATATGTCAAAGGTAAATATTACAAGAGAAAAATTAGAAGAATTATTAGCAAATGAAACTTATTTAACTGCTGAAGAGTGTGTTGAAATGGGATTTGCTGATGATATTCTAGAAGATGAAAAAATAGCAGTTAATTCTTTCGCAAATAAGTCTATTCTAAATCTTGTAAATAGATTGAAAGTAGCAGAAGAAAAGAACAAAGCTCCAAATGTAGATGAAAATATCATTGAAGATAAAATTAAAGAAGTCCTAAATGAAATTATCAATAAAGAAGTAGAAAAGAAAACTACTGAAAAAGAAAAGCAACATGAATTAGAACAAAAAGAATTAAATAATAGATTAAAACAAGACCCTTGGGAGTCTTTTTTTAATAGAAAAAAATAAGAAAGGTAAGGTAAAAAATATGAAAATTAATGAAACAAAAATGAAACAAGCTCAAGAAGAGGCTTTAGAAATTCTTCAAAATTCAGAGGACAAATCTCAAGCTATTGTAGATGCAATGGATAAAGTATTGTCTGTTCAATATGAGGACATAATTAACGAAATTCAAGAAGAGGCTGCAAAAGCACAAAATGATGCTTCTTATTCTAAAAAATTAGGATTAAGAACATTATCAAAAGAAGAAAAAGAATTCTATGAAAAATTAAAAGATGTAAAATCAGCTATAACAGCAAATCAAATAGATATTCTTCCAACATCAATAATCGATATAACATTAGAGAATGTTAAAAAAGAAAGTGGAATCTTAAGTGATGTAAACTTTACACCAGCAGAAGTAAAAAGATGGATTTCTGCAGATAAGAGTGGAAGCTATGCTTGGGGTGCTCTTACAGCAGCAATCACAGGAGAATTATCTGCATCAATTACAGGAATAAACATGGAAGTAAACAAATTAAGTGTATATCTTGTAATTCCTAAAGCAATTAGAGATTTAGCACTTCCATTTGTTGATAAATACTTCACAGCAATATTAAAAGAAAACCTAAATGATGGTTTAGAATTTGGATACTTACAAGGTACAGGAAAAGATATGCCAATAGGTATATATAAACAAATTGCTGCAACAAATCAAGATGGAACACATCAAGACAAAACACCAGCAGTAACACTAACAAGATTCACTCCAAAAGGATTAGCAACAGCTAAAAAATACTTATCAAAAAACGGAATAAGAACATTTGACAAATTAGTATTATATTGTCATCCAAATGATGAAGCAGACTATGTTGCACCAGCAATATATGATAGTGAAGGAAGATTAGTGAGCTCATATAAAAATCTAGAAGTTAAGCCATCTGCAAATAACCCTCAAGGTAAAGCAGCATTAGTTATTCCTAAAAAATACACAATGGGATTAACAAATTTCGGAATCAAAGAATATGATCAAACTGCAGCATTAGATGATGCAGATGTTGTAATCGGAAAAGGATATGGAAATGGTAGAGCTGTTGATGACAACATCGCATACGTATTCGATGTAACAAAACTTGAAGAATATGTTGCACCAGTAAGAGTTGTTGGAACAGTAACAACTGAAGAAGCAGAGGCAGGAGCTTAATTGCTCCTGCTAAATTCTAGCAGAAAGGAGAAAAAATATGTTTAAAGTAGTACATAGATTTAAAGATTTAAAAGATAATGACCATATATATAAAATAGGAGATATATATCCTAGAGAGGAAATAAAACTCGAAGATGTTCCTAAAAAACGTATAAAAGAATTATCTGGAACAAATAACAAAATAGGAAAAGTGTTAATTGAAGAAATAAAAGAAGAAGTAGTAGAAGAAGAAAAAACTTCTGAAGAAGTAGTAGAAGAGGATACTGCTGAAGAGGAAAAAGAAGCAACAACGGAAACAGAAAAAACAAAAAATAAATAAGAAGAGGTGCAAAAATGGATGATGCAAAAATAAAGGTATTCATGGATGAAATACGAAATGAACAACATATTTCTCCATTTAGAGAAGATGAGGAATTTACTAATTACATAAAAGATGGAATTTTTGATATAAATCAATATTGTGGAACAACAATTGATTATGATGAGGATTTAAGTGCCAGAAGATTACTGAAAAACTATGTTTTATATGCTGACCATAAAAGGTTAGCAGAATTTAAACAATTATATATAGGAGATTATGATGCGTTACAAAGAAAATATTACGTCAATTCCGACATATAATGATGGATGTTTTGAGTTGTATGAAATAAAACAAAAAGATACAACCTATCCAGAAGAATATATAAAAAGAGTAACAAGTAAACCAATCTGGTTTAAAGAATTATCAATATCAAATAATTTAAAATTCCAAGCTGAACAAAGAGAAGTAAATTTGACAATGAAAATAAGAATTCCACAGACAAAGGAAATAACATCGATGAATGTATTAAAAATCGGAAAAGAATATCATAAAGTATTTAATGCATACCATTTTGTAAATAATGAAGGCTTCAAAGAAACAGACTTAACACTTCAAGATTATCCAAATCCAATATTGGAGGAAAACAAAGATGAATAAAGAAGAACTGGTAGAATTATTAAATGAATTAAATATTCCTGTAAATGAAGGAATACAAAATGATAAGAATACTAATTCATATCCTAGAATTGTTTTCTGGGAATATGGATGGGATCCGATTGTTGCAAGTGATCAAGAATATAATACTAAAGTTATATATCAAATATCATTCTTTTCAAAACAACCTAGACATTTAAAATTATTAGAATTAAAAAGAAAACTCAATGAAAAGAAAATCTTTCCATACATCGAGCATGAATATGTAGAAAAAGAACAATATTTCCATTCATTCTTTCCAATAGAGGTGCTAGAAAATATTGAATAATATGTATGATGGCTTTGATGAGCTTATGAAAGATTTGGAAGGATATATAGCTAAAGTAGAAAAATCAGAAGATATTATAGAAGTCGGTGTTAAAGAATTTTTAAAAGATTTAAGAAAACTGACAAAGCCAATGTCTCAAATACGCAGAAGCGGATACACTCATCTAATCCGCACTTTTTCATATAGAAAAAAAGGAAAAGAGTTTGAAGTAGGATGGGGAAAATATTATGGTCCTATGGTTGAAAACGGAACAAAGAAAATGGCAGCTAGAACACATTTAAGACCATGTTTCGAAAGAAACAAAGAAAAATATTATAGCAAAATGTATCAAGAAGCATTTGGCTAGAAAAAGAAGGAGGAAAATAAAAATGAGCGGAACAATTACTACAAAAAAACCTATGATTAAAGAAACAGTAGGTGCTCAATATTATGCATTTAATGATCCAGCACAAGGGGTAGAATATGACTCATCAAGCTATGAAGAAAATGTTACAAAAACAGAAACAGTAAAACAAATTGGTGTTACTGAAAATATGGAAAGTACACCAGTTAAAGCTAGTGGAAAAGATTATACTACAGTTAATCAAACATCAAGTATTGATTTAGCTGTTGAATCTGTTGCAGTAGTGCCAGATGATTTAGCTAGAATGAGAGGAGAAAACATCAATAATGGTGGATTAATAACTTCTGGATCATCAAACAAAAGACCATATTTTGCTTATGGTAAAGTTGTAAAGAAAAATGGTGGAGGAATCAGATATGAGTGGTTTCCTAAATGTCAATTGGTTGAAAATACTGATGACATTGCAACAAAAGAAGAAAACTTCTCTGAACAAAATGACACATTAACAATAAGAGCATATCCATTCAATGATGCAGGAGATATTAAAAATTATGTTGATAGTGAAGCAGAAAACTTCCCAGCAACATTAACAGAAGATGCATTCTTCTCAAAACCAATTATAACTCAAGCAGATTTAACTTCTGTAATACCAGTAACAACACCAGGTGCTTAATATTCAGACAAGAAAGTATACTAATAAAAAAAATAAAAGCCTTAAAATCGATTGTGAAGCCTCGGTTTTAAGGCTTTTTTATAAAAATATCGGAGGTAATTAGAAAAATGGAAATTACATTAAGAAATGGAGAAAAAATAACATTAGATTGGAATCCAATAGTTTTAGAATATCTAGAAGATTACGATGGAGGAATAGAACAATTGAAAAAGGATATTGCAACTAAAAATCATCAATTCCGTACATTTAATTTTATCATTTATTGCGTTATTTCTGCAATTTATCCAGAAGAATTAAGTTATAGAGAAGCAATATCTCTAGTAGATATAAATGACATAGATAGAATTGTTATGTTTATTGTAAAAAATGTTAGTGAATTAAAAGAAATAAAACCGGAAGAATCTAAAAATGTTGTAAAAATGATTCCAAAAAGCAAACATAGAAGATAATTGTTTGCGATATTTTTATAAAGGAAGTGATATACTAAAATGGATGAATTAAAAAGAGTAGGCCTTGTATTCAAGGATGAT